CAGACGTACCAGAAGTTCCAGACGTACCAGAAGTTCCAGACGTACCAGAAGTTCCAGAAGTTCCAGAAGTACCAGAGTTACCAGAGGTTCCAGAGGTTCCAGAGCTACCAGAGGTTCCAGATGTTCTCGCTGGAGGATCAATAAAACCAGCCCCTGTTATTGAATCATAAATTTGCCCTGTTGTTAAACGTAAAACATCCGAAAACTTAGAAGGACCTTCTGGTGTTAAGCTTCTGATTTGAATATCATAATCTATATCTGAAAAAACAGTAAACTTAGAGTATGGTTCAAACTCTGTAACAAGAAATCCTGACAGGTTTTTAGCCACAAGACTTCCAGTTACACCACTAACCAAAGATGCATAATAAGGAGTGTATCCAGCATATCCTGCAGAAGACTGATCTGAAGAAGCCTTTCCCCCTGTAGCAGCATCCGCGTAAGTGCCCGAATAAAGATACCCAGACAAGAGCCCCCCAGAAGGATAAAACACAAAATCACCATGATCTCCTCCTAATGCCGGATTTCCCGACCACTCTACTCCAAAATAAATTTTATTTGATTCTGTAAAACCTGAAGCAACAGCTACTTCATGTATAGCTTTTTGTCCGGTTGCTTCACCGGGCGGCAACGATTTAGTATTATCTAAAAGCAATGTATGAGCTAACCACTTAATACCATCACCTGTTGAAGGGTCGCCTCCGGGATCTATTTCTGTGTAAGGTTCAAAAATAGGAGTGGCCGACAAACCACTGTAAGCTACATCATTTAAAGTTGGATTTAACTCTAAAAACCGCCTATCAAGCCTCCCGCTCCCTGTTCCATGAATAAAACGGTCAACTCCCTTTACAAACGGAGTGGTAGCATAATACGAGTTAACACTATTAACAAACTTGCCGCTCTCCTCCAACCTTATCTCGTACTCCAACGCTCCGGGAAAATTTTCCCTATGGCACTTAACAATAGTCTCTGTGCGGACATAGTCATTAAAAAGATCTTGGCTCGCAAAGACTTTGCCGCTAACTCCAGAAGGTTGCAGCTTAAAGAATAGAGGCTCAAGTGGCAGAGGTTTAATAGAACTGGGGTACAGATAAGACTCGCCTGTGCCAAACTGATCTTCTGCCACTATCTGGCAAAAGTAACCTGAATCCATCGGAAAAGCAACATTAAGCGTTCCCTGAGAGAGCGGATTAAAGCTCTCTCCGAAATTAAATCTTTGGCTGTAATTATAAGACTGGACACCAGAACCTGTTAAATCCAAATTAAAAGTATTAATATCCGTCGACAAATAAACAGTAGCAGCCCTAATTCCAGAAGTTTTTGTATATGCGGGAGAAAGCTGAACACTTCTTCCAGCATAAGAAACAGTCATACCTGTAACATCAGGACTAGGGGAGGTTAATAAATACTCGCCTGTAGCTGTACGCCCATAATAGTCTACAGATTCGGTTCGGAGCCTAAAAGCACGAGGATCCATACCCACTTTATGAGCATCAGTGAAAGCAGTATCTCCTACAGCCTCATCAAAATAATTTTTTATATCCGAAACAGGAAGGTTTAAAGAATTTGAACGATATCCAGTTGTTAATTCTTGTATAAGAAACCCAGTTTCATCCAGTAAATAAAGATTAACGCCCTTAAAAGCTCGATTTACCCTCAGTTCAGCCGCACCCATGCTAACCTCTGTGGAGGGATTAAGAATATTCCACGAAATTAAAGGAGACGACGTAAAGAATTCACCGCTTGCCACCGTTGAGCCTGCAGAAATGCCAGACGCTCCCGAAAAAGGAACTAAGCTAGTATCATACGGAAAAGGCTCTAGGTTAGGGTAGCCCTTTTGCTCATTGGCAACCTGAAACCCTGACACCGGAAACGCAGCCCCATAGTTTTCAGGAATAAAAAGATGTTTTTTAGAAAAAACAGGCATAATTATTCGTCAGGATCTCCTGTCGCTTGTAAAATATAATCAGTATCAAATCTATATATAAAATATTCCACTTGTGTTTGATCGTTTTCGTTTCCTAAAAATACATAGAAACTTGTGTTTGCGTGCCCCTTCAATATAACTGTTCTTTTTGCCCCTCCTGCATAAATATCCACCAGATATCCCCCTGTATTTTGAGCGCTAATAGCAGGCTTTGCTTGAGACCTAAGATTATCAAAATTAACAAATACCGCTAAATCTGCACCGCTGGTTCTCTCGGCGAAAGAAGCGCTATAAACTAACGACAGTGTTGCTTCCCCTTTGATGTTATCCGTGGTAATGTCTCCTGTTAATGGCTCGGGCCTATCTGCACCTGTAATTAGTGTAATCTCTGGTTTAGAGGCTTGCGTATTAGTTAGGTTGTCGCTCGAATCCACTGCACCAAACTTAGATCTATTATATATCAAAGCGTTTAGTTGAAAATCTCCCGGCGATTCTTCGACTATCGATAAAACTCGATACTCTATCTCTTCTATCTGAAAGCTTACGTTGGTATTCTGCAGGGACCAAACAGTTCCCTTGTTAACGCGCGCGAAATCTTCGTCGTCTTTTTCTACTATGGTAATTTTATTTGAAGGCCCCCCTTCAAGCCCCGCGTTAACGCTGACAGATTCAACTGTAAATTGTTTTATTTGAGTAGCCCTTGTCTCATCGATCTGGCTCTGTGAAACCCCCTCGTACCTTTTCACTTTTGGATCACTCGTAACCTTTTTGCTTTCTATTCGCGCCTCGCGGTCAAGCTGCCCAGCCTTTTTGCTCTCACGAGGAACCAAAAGCGTAAGTTTTTGCCCAACTACATATTCAGCCACTCCTTGGTCTAGCGTCACAATAGAGCTGGCGTGATCAACATCAATCACTCTTCCACCATAACGCTTTGCGTTTTTTAGTTTATCTTGAACTTTTATAACATCTCCCGGCCTTAAATAAGAGGCTTCTGTCCCGGTGTTGAATTGGATTAGATCGCTTTCGGTTTGATTGGTGAATAAAAACCATTTCCCAAGCCTGTGGGCCTGCGATCGAGAAGTGCATCCTAAGGCTACAAGCTTTTTCTCCAAATGACCAAATTTTCGCAACCCGGCGGCGTCCTCAACATACTCTACCTTTGGCTTAAAGCTGTCACGCTCATCATTATACCTAACGAGTACCGAGGTAAAACGTGTGGTTTTAGCTGTCCCAGCATAACTGAACACACCCTCCCTCACATTGGCGTTTGTAAACAGCAAAACCGCCTCCCTAACTTGATCGTTAGATATAAAAACAAAACCACTGTTCCAATAAAGCATCCCCCTAAAAACAGCAGCCAAATCATTTAAAGCATTATAAGCGTCTTGCTCGCGATCCAGATAAACATTAGTAGTAAACCTTGGCTCTAGCAAAGGCCGTCCCTTGTCGGACTCAACTCCCACTACACCCTGAGTAATTCCCCTAAAAACAGGAGTCCCAACTGTATAGTGATTAATAAATTCGAGACCCTCAAAAGGAACCCCGTCAACCGGGTCATCTTTAATTTTAAAATTTTGAATGATATAATTATGCAACCATGCGGCCGGAGAAAGGTTGGCATCATTCTCTGTGTTGAATTTCTCACGTAACCACTCAGTCGTCACCCCGCCGCTCTCTTTTTTATATTTCCTAAAGACATATTCAGGAGAAAGTTCCCGAATCATATCAAAAGTAAGCTTTTCCGCTCCACTGGTGTCATCATATTTCGGATTTGCCACCCGACGTCTAAACGCATAAGAGACGCTATTTCCTGCGCTTTGTTTTAATCTGAAGAAAGCCGCGGTAGAACCTGTAGCAAAACCTGCTTTTTGAAAAAAAGCGGCTCCTCTTTGGGCCACACTATCATCAATAGTAACGGTATATCCGTTTGGAGCTATTGTAAAATCAGAAAGAGGGATTTGTGGCCTATACCCCGTCTCTACTAGTTCGTCACAATATTTTCCTATTGAATATAAATTCCATTTGTCTAATATTCCTTCTCCAAACCCATATTTCCCCAAGCCGTATCTTGAATTGGTCACTAAGTCATAAAAAATCCATGCCGGATTATTAGACCAGTATTTGTCCATATAAAATTCTCCGGTCCAATTGCCTGTGTATTCACGTGTTTCGGGGTTATAATTGGTAGGCAACTTAATTTTACCCAGTTTGAGATCAAAGGTTCGTTTGGGAACATTAGAAAAAGCCCGCGCATCTACAATGGTCCCTATAATGGCGGAGTGGGGATAGGATAAATTTCTTGTTACCAACTCACTCACATAGCTTACTCCCCCCGAGCGCCCCTGAAAATTTTTGTACGGGGCGCCCTTACCATCAAGAGGCAGAAGGTTCATATTAACTACCGTTATCTGCCTATCTCTACCCCTCTCAAACATAGGCAACCTAAAGATATAAGAACGCACATACTGATCGCTAGACATTCCATAGATCGGCGCAAAGATATGTATCTGAGATCCACCATCGGCTACCATCAGGCTGTCGTCCGCGTATCCTACTTTGATACCAAAGTTTATACTGGTATTTTTCGAGGTTCCCGCGTCATTGTGAAACGCAGCTACAGCCATCAGCCCAACTTCTATGTCGGTAACATTATCATTGGTTATAGTATGCTGATATTTAACAGGAGCCAACTCAAACGCCCTACTCATAACGTCATACCACTCAGTAGAGTCGCCACTATCCTTGCTGCTCAAATAATAAGAAGGAGAGTTACTCTCCAGCCGCCTCCCGCCTCGTCCATTATGCTCCATCGGGTCCTTAGCGTGCCAATCTATATCATACCATTTGTTCTCCTTTACGCCCGGCGGAGAGGAATCCCCAGCTTGTTGAAAGGGGACCCTAGTATTGCTCACTTTGCGTATTGAACCTGAGGTTCGGGTGCCGCCTTCGTATGTAATGCTGCTTGTGCCCCATATTGCCTCATAGTTTGTTTTGTTAAGCTCCGGTAAAACAAGGCCCACATTGAAAGTTTGAGAAGAAGAACGAAGAGATAACGCCGGATTAGTACTTTTAGCCAACATGCCTTGATCTGCTGTTCCGTATTTAATCTCCGCAAAGGCACGTGCATAATTTAAGGTGTCGCTGTTGGTGTTTTTAACAGGAACATCGTTAAAATAAATTCCCCGAAATCCATTCTCATTTTTCTCTAAAGATCCGGCGGCAGGATCGTCACTCAGCTGAATTAACTCACCTTTCGCATCACACAACCCCTCTATTTCCCCTTCACTTAATAAATCAATACATTTATAAATACTTACTGACTCTAGGTTAGTATTAGTCGTATCCACATTGGGTATCACATTCTCATCGTTAAAGTTTGTTTCGTACCATGTTTTTATTTCATCGGAGGTAGCTGTAGCTACATCTTCACCCTTTTTTGATATTGTCCTCGTTGGTTCTGGATTGCTAGTCAAAACTACGGGAGTATTAACAAGTTCCTCCTCTTGTAGCGGTGCAACATATCTAGGCTCAGTATCAGCTGTGGTTTGAGACTCCACTTCTTCCTCTGCGTCAAACACTGGATCAACTTCTAGCTCAGGATCAACTAGATCTACTGGTTTTTGGCCGTCCTCAGGGGGGTCTTCTGGTGTCTCGGCTGGATCCGCTGGAGGCTGCACAGGTATTGTTCCCCCAATACCAGCGGTACCACCAGTACCCACATCGAAGCCTCCATCGTGCAGAGTCGGCATACGTCCGACCAATACCGGCACAACACACAACTCGCCATTGACCATCAAATGCCAATTTTTACCTACACGCACAGGAGTTGTATTATAATCAATCATTTTAACGTAGAGTGCTCATACGCGCACCATAGGGCGACATTAGATTAATGGTCCCCATACCATATACTGTAGCAGTAGAAACCTCCTTCTCTTCATCAGCAAATTTGTTCTTATCCATGCTACTCATAGACGCTGAAATCACCTTGCTACCAGTCCTCATTCTTCCATACCCAACAGGAACAACCTGTCCCTGACTTGACACGTTTTCACCTGACCCAAAAATAAAAGAAGTAGTGTTCGCGGCTTGAGGATCATCGGGGGCCATTAGTTTTGCAATTAAAATACTAATGCCCATGCTAATAACAGCCGTAATGAGGGTATCTAACACAAATACCGCGGCCTCAAAGGCAAATGTTTTAGCGGTAAACCCAACGGCTTTGGCTATTTCCACAGCTATAGCGGTGGTTGCCCCCGCCAAAACAGGTAAGATATCTACCTTTTTTCCACGGATATTTGTGAAAAGAAAATTTTTATTATCTACGAGCTCCCCATCAACAAACATAGCGAAGGAGTTGCCACGGTTTTTTAGAAAAAAAGACCTGAGCTTATGGGTATTATTTTCAATAGCATTAAAAAGCTCTACAAAATTTTTAACTTTTAAATCCCATTTTCTGCCTAATAGCTCACCAAGCCAGCCTTCTATTCTTATCGTAGTCATGATATTGCTCGCGTCACCATAGCGCCCCCTTCTTTGGAAGCAGTGCTCCCGGCGCTAAATTTAAAACCTTCTCTAATAAAACTATCATTAGATTTATCCGCACTACTGAGGGATACTGAAATCACCTTGCTGCCAGCCATTAACCTCCCATAAGCTATAGGAACAGGGTTTCCCTGATCAGTTACATTTTGAGGCCCACGAAAAACATAGCTGCTTGTCGATACAGCGTCAGGATCGTCTTTTCCCATAATAGATTCCACTAGCAAATGTATTCCATAAGAAATCAAAGCATATCCCCCAATTACAATGAGTGCAGCAACCAAGAGCTGTGCCCCTTCTCCCCAAGCCGCATAAGCTACCCAATGCTTAGCTAACCACGCCATAGCTGCTTTAATTGCAGGCCAATAAACAATTGCCCCTGCTATGATTGGGATAAGATGAATGCTTTTTTTAACTTTTTTATATAAAGAGGTGGCATTTTCCAATGGTTGTCCGTCCACCATGACCACATAATGATTTTTATGCTTGATAACACTACCCAAAAAATGCCCCGTATTAGCATGTATAGCCCTCAAAGCGTCTGCGACCGTCCGGACATTCAGTCGCCACCGCTTCTCTAACCCATCTGCTATTTGACCTTCTAGAAATACGGTGACCACACTACATTATACACTTTTAAATGGAAAAATAAATCGTTTCTTCACTAACAGGGCTATACAGCGAGAACTTTTTATCCCGCACAGAAAAAACCAAAAAATCTATAAGCGCATTGCGCGACATCTCCACATCCATTGAACTGGGCTCACAAGAGCCCTCCGGGTGCGAATGGAAACAAAAATCCAGCTTAGACTTCTTAAAAATATGAAAATAATCCAAAGGGTCTATCAAAAAACCAGTTTTCTTGTCAGGAGCCATGTTTTTTAAAAAAAATAAACTACTTTTTGTACCTAGCCCACATATTTCAGTGCCGCTTAACAAAGAAACTCGTGTTATAAGTTTTAAAAAATTTAATTTAATTGGTGTATCGATAAGCTTCAATTGATGGAAAACCCCCAAAAGGCAAACCGTGCCCATCTTCACCCCCGGCAAATTCCTCGTACCTAAGCCTGCAAGAAAATAGAGTTTTGCCACATTGATCTTCTCGCCAATATTCGCTCTTATAGCGAGGATCTTGCGCTGTATAATGATCCTTTATGCACACAAAAAACCTATCTAAAGAGACTCCCGGATTCACCACCGAACTTTCCGGTTTCGTAAAAGCCGTAGGCATTGCAGGCTTCACACGTACCATATCACCTATTACATAACCTACCGTACCAACAGTACCTGCCGCTACTGATCCCCCTGTGGTAGGAGTTCTTAAACCGCCGTATTTTATCTCCCCTATAATACCTCTATAATTAACGGTCGCACTAGCAATGGAAGTGGCGTCTTTTTCGGCGGTTGCGCTTAGTGCTACTAAAGAGCCATCACTAAATTTAACTGTTCTACCTCGTGATATTTTAGCTGTGATACCAACGTTTCCAACCTCGTTGTCCGCCACAGGCCCAACTGATAAGGTACCAAAAATAGAAGTAGCACCACTACTAGCCGTTGCAGATACCTCCAACTCCCCTCCCCCACTAAATGTTATAGTTTGCCCTTTATCAATTATCCTAGAAGTTGCATCGACCGTTAGCGCGCTAAGCGTGTAATCACCTGCAACATAACCGCCCACCTTATCAATCTTAACAGTGGTCCCAACATCAATTGTCCCATCTTCGTCATTAGCCAAAGCACCCGTGATGATAGTTGTAAAACCACTATGATCATAATCATAAGCCCAATTAAGCCTACCGAGACCATAACCACCATCACCTACAAAGTCTTTATCATTCTCATCTGCCACAACTACCCCTAAATTAGCCGCAAGATTGTCGTCGTCCGATTTACCATCAGCCGCATCCTCCTCCAAAAAATACGCCGCACCTTGTTTAGATAAGGCTACAGGGCCCTTCATTGCCCCTCTTTGTCCATACTTGCACCCTAGCCCCCTATAATGCCAAGGACAATAATTAGCGATCATGATACGAGCCGGAAGCTTAGCGTTCTCCATCTCCAAAGGCGAAACAAGCTCAAACTCAATAATATATTTATTTTCAGTTACCTTTCTATTAAATACATATATATCATCGTCAAAACGAGAGCTCGGATCGGAAGTGGCAAACGGGTTTATACCCTCTGGAAAATTTTCTTCGTCTATATACTTAAGGAAAATTCGTATTCTTTTAAATAAACTGCCCACTAAATCGTCGCGCCGCTTAATTAAATCTGTAATAACACCCCTTGGGTTAGCTACCGTTAGTTTAGGCCTAGGCAACTGGCCGTCCCCTCTCGATTCAAAGCCATCAACCTCAAAAGGTATAGAAAAGTATGTATGTGGAACCTTAATGCCCTCTTCAGTCACTTCCGACAAAACAATATCTTTCTCGATTAACTTTCCCGCGTGAAACCTTTTGATACCATCTGACCCTCCTAGCTCCACCTCATACAACTCTATAATTGTGTCCGGCAGAAGGTCGCTTATTGATTGGTTATGTGCTTGTGTTGACATTTTTATTTAAAATAAATAGGGCCGGCAAACCCATTCCTATCGGTCCCATAAAGGTTCGTCTTGGAGCGGATTAGATCCGCCCGTATTCCTAGCTCGGTTGTTTTAATGTGTAAATATTTATTCATTAAATAGCCAGTCACACACACCCTTTCCGACTCAGTCAAAGTCCTGCTATATATTAAAATCTCTGCTATAGCTCCATGAAAACCAACTTGTTGGTTGGCGTCAATTTGGCTTGCTCCTATAATCGGGGCAGACATAAAATTAAAAGTTTTGCCAGCGAAAACCTCCTGCCCCATAGGTTTTCCCTCGTTTCTGGTGCGATAAATAAGGGCCTGTTGTGTGCTCGTAGCCCTTAAGTTATAAGACCATGCTCGATATACAGGCAATTTATCCGTATTATCGAACATAGCCCAATCTCTAAACTGAAACATATCGGTTCCTTTTAAACCCATAGTTTCCTGAACAAGGTTTGTATCGCGACCGTAATATTGAGAGATATGCCGACTACTAAGATCAGAAAAACGCGTAAAACCGGTTTTATATGTAGGAGTTAAATTTCCTTTGCCCCCCGCAAAAACAAGCCCAGAGCCGCCAGTTTCTTCAACACCGCTCCACTTATCCGCGTAGAGCATATAAAAAATTTCAAAACCCCTCATTGTAGAAGAAAGCTTTGTCCACCCTTTGGTGCCTTTGGTGATTGTTGTTGCTGCCTCTGCTCCTGCGGTATAAAGCTTACCAGTTAAAGTCACCTGTGACACAGAAGCTGTGGCGGCACCACTCAAAATAAATTTGCTTGTTGTTGGGGTCTCGCTGCCTTTCTCGAAATAAATAGCCGTACCGCTGGCTAACCCAATACCCAAAGAAGCCACCTTTAGAGAGGTTGCCCCCGTGGTGGCGTTTTCGTCCACTGTTATGTCGTTTGCTGTAGCTCCCACTAACTCAAAATAATCTGCTGCATTAGCCGCAGTGGGATAAAAATAAACATAATTTTTAGAATTAAAATATTCGTCAGTCAACGGCGAAGGGTTCGTTGTCCCAGCGCCCGGCTGCGACGTATGGGCAGCCGTCGCCGCAAAAAATGTAGGCCTTGAAGCTGCGGCAGTTTGTTCCAAATAAACATTGGTAGGATCGTTTTTAGACTTCCATGTTTTTATAGCGGTGTTATTAGCGATTGTACTGCCTGCGCTATCTAAAATATTAGAAGTGTCTTGAGCATCAAACTGCGCCACCAACCCCTCTATATTCGAGGGATCAAAGAATCTAGGTCCAATAAACAACATCTTGTCTCGAAAATTTGTTGGTGTGTAATGAGCTGTACCGCTATAATCAAGAATACGAATAGCCTTACCCGGTACCCCTCCAAGCCTTCCCCCTGAATTACCTTTGTCAATGGTAAATGGATCGTCTGCTTCTACTTCATCTTGTTGGCCCGTTCCCCCAATACCCCCAAAAACAGAACCGCTGCCCCCGTAAGTGTTATTCTGAGATGAACCAACGCTGTGTCCGGCCCCAAACGCTTTCAATGTTCCATTGCTTATATCAAGGGGTTCAATTGCAAGCGTTGAATCAACGCCATTCTTCGCTTCTAGTTTTACTCTTTTTCCACCCTTGGAAAGGATGGGTGGGATCACTATACTGTTACTGAAACCCTGCCCCCCTCCACCCGCACCACCGTAATGCGGCCCCACAAGGCTACCTGCCAGCGTTACAGCCAATCTTCCAGCTTTATGAGTGGTTTTCGCGCCATTCCCTAAAAAAGTATTAGGGTTGAGTCCACCGGACTGTACAGATAACCCTATATTTGTGAATAGTAGCTCATCGATTGGCGGCATACCCCCCGAATATTGATTCCTAATAGTTTGACGCCAATCTTGTGAGGCTGAACCAGTCCTTGAAGTACCTGTAGTCACACTTCCGGAACCCCCTTTGACACTCAATTTAAATGACTGCTCCGAATTAAGTCGGTCACCAGCGCCTCCTCCTCCTCCTCCTGCTAAAATCTGAGCTGAATAATCTTTTTGTATCTCAAACTTGGCGATGTCTTTATGGGTAATCCGTACAGCATCGCCGCCCCTTTTGCCTTCTGAGGGATCTATAGATTCGCCTACATAATATGCTCTTTCAGGCGAGTCTTCGCTTGGCTTATCGGTCGTAATATAAGTAAAGCCCGCATTACCCCCGTCTCCACCTTTACCCACAATAGCAGAACCCTCTTTCATAATGAGAAGAGTGGGGGTTTCTTTTATGGGTTTTGTAGCATGGGTGGGGCCAACCCCCGTTAACAATTGATAGCCGTTTTCGATAGCGCCTAAACTGGTATTACAAGTACCCACAGTTGCGGCTGCTAACGTAGAGACTACCACAGCGGTCCCGGCGACAGATGTATCTCCCGCGCTGGCATCAGCGCTTAACGTAAAAGTATCGTTTCCAAAATAAACAATATCCCCGTCTTCAAGAAGGGTCGTCACAGGATCGATAGACATAGTGGATGCCCCGTTTGCCAAAGTACTGCTTAGGGTCACGCTCATATCTTGGGTTGTTGTAACCGCCCCAACAACATGACTGCTTCGTACTACATATTGAACCCCTGTAAAATTCTCCGCATATATGCCTGTAGCAGGAGAAGTAGTATCCACTCCTCCCTCTTGTTTAACCATATTTCTATTTACTAGTTCCGCATCAAATTTACCGCTCAAATTGACGTTTGTTTCCCCATCATCCAAATATATCACCAAGGGCTGTTTGGGCCCTGTAGGAATTTTAATACGATCCTGCGTATAAGTAGCAGATCCTGCAGTTAACCCTGTTTCGACATCTTCAGACACTATTTGCTTAAGGTCATTGGTTCCGCTAGCATACACCCACATAGAATTATGCCCTGCACCTCCCGCGACGCCTTGAAGTTCTGCTCTCATTCTATAATAGTAATCTTTATTAAACCCAAGAAAGCCAGTGTGCATATAAGTACTGGGTTGGCGTACTCCAGTATTTATCGGATCGTCTAAATCTATAAGGCTCGGTGGGACCATTGCTCCGGTATACAAATTGGTCCCCACGGTGGCGCCTTGGTAAGAATCAGTAATATAACGATAATTTACATTATCATAATCAACGCCAGTCCAGTTACTATTATCTTCTGAGTTCTCTATGCTGTATCGGGTCGTATAGTATCCGCTTTCAGGTACGCGCCATGTCAAAAAATTCCTCGGATACCCCGAGCTTGTGTCATAAATCCCTGTTTTTATTAAAAATTTCTCTGGGCTTCCCGGGTTATCATCTACAATCCCTCTGAACGGATTCCCGGCTCCAAGCCCCGTCACATATCCTGTAATTCCTAGTGTAATTGGGCCGCTAATATCTGCCACCCCATCTGTCTGGCTGACACTAGTAATAGAAAGAGAGGTGGTATAAATCCCGTTATTAAACGGTCCGGTACCAGCCACAGGCCCTGAGAGATTATCCAGCATCCCATTAAAATAAAACGGAATAAAAGCATTTTTGCCGGGAGGAATTGGTATAGGTTTATTGATGCCGCTAGGAAATTCAAAAGCCTTAAAGGCATCGTTGCGCTCTATTCGTGTTTCAAGGGAGTATCGACCGCTGTTAGTCAAATAAAATCCTGTCCGCATGGAAAATCCCGTTACAACGTATGTGGATAAACCCGTATTCGATACAAACGAGGTATTCTCTGGCCTCTGCTGAGTGGAAACCGCCCCCGCACTCCCCAGCACAGGCCGGTTGACCACAGTAATTAAAGTATTGAACTGATCTTCAACTGTTAGGTAATCTACAGGAAACTCTAAAAATTCTACTGTTATATCGTTATTGTCTTTAAATTTTAATGAATGATTCCATCTCTGACAAATAAAAACCTTGTCGGAAAAATTATAAGGAGCTGGCAATGTAAACCTAATCAAATCAGTGCCTCTATGATGTTCCAGAAAATGGATAATGGCCTTGGCCTCCGTGTCTGTTCGTCCTGTCAGCTGAAGGGAAAAAGTCAACAGATTTTTGTTCAACCCATCCTTCATTCTAACATAAAAGTCGTTTTGGAGTTGAGGCTTTATAAAGCGAGGATTTTGGCTAATATTTAACCCGGCTTCCACATCAAAATAAAAACGATCTTTGGTCCAAAGCGTCCCACCTCCACTTGGGCTATTATAATCGTCAGAACTTACCCCTGTCGACGGGGCGTCTCCTGTGAAATAATACCATCCAGATTGTAACGGCGTCATTAACTGGGAGTCCGCGGCATTTGTCGATTCAAAAAAGACCGCATCATGTTTATAGTAAGCTTCTCCGGTGGGATTATACCCTTGGCGCGTACCGCTCCACGGAATCGCAAAACCCTTCCAGTCCGTTAAGCTTTTGGTTTCGTTGAAAAAAGAAGTGGATACAGTATTAACATCTGGAGAGTCGTACTGGTGGTCAAAACTTTCTACAAAAAATCTTGCCTCAAGGTCGTACGGGTTAAACGGTGTCCATTTGATTCCGGTGTATCCCCCGCTTGGACGCTCCCCTTTGTTGAAAGAATCGTCTAAAAGGTGTAGCAACGCCTTGGTCTCCTTGTCTGTCCGTTTTTCAAATGAAACGTTAAACGTTGCCTTTAAAGCATTTTCACTTCGATTGAGAAAGTTAAAGTAGCCATCGCCATATTTTATTCCATAGTAGCTCGTATCATAATTCACTGACGCCCCATAAGATGCCTCAAAATAAAAATCTTGAGTCCAATTGTTAGTCCCTTCAACTTTATAGGTTTCAGCACTACCCACCGCCTGAGATACGGTCACCGTCATCTGAGTAGCACTAGTAAACGCCGTTATTACCCCGGGACTAGCAGATCCTCCCGTAAAATAAAACGTCATACCGACCATCCATGCTTCCCATGTTGTACCTACCCCCGTAACGGTGTTACCGCTTTGTGTTACGGTTCCTGTAGCATATGAAACTGGTGTCGCGGGAGTATTATCCACCCCCGCTACTTGAGTAGCATTGCCAGTATAATAATAATGACCTGATTGAGCTTCTGTACATGCGGTTTGCGTTGCACCTACATTATAACCACTAAAATAAACAATATCATTTTTCTCATAAGTGGCCCCAATGGCAAATGGGTCTACACCTTGAATATTAGTTGCTCCAGAATTTAAAATCATACCGTTCTTTTGCCTGTTAAATATAGTTGAGACATACCAATTGAGCCTCTCATGTAACCATTGGTTCCTACTGAAATGTTTTGAGAAAAGGCTTGTCCAGTGCACCCGAAACGACCAATAGCTGTAGCACCTGCATCGGCGTATACATCGTGAATATAAATGTCCAAGGTAGCCTCGTAGCCTGTCGTGGTTAACACATCCCCCAAGTCTTCCCCTTCAACGTTCATGTTGATTGTGACATTTTCCTTTGTCACCCTGATTGGAAGGCCGCTTCCAATCGGAACCACAGGGTGGCGTTCTGTCGTTACAGAATAACTAAATCCTAACTTGCTATTGACGCCTATATCCGTACCAGCCATATAGGTACGAGCACCATGCCCAATTGCACGAGGCTCCTCCCGCGTACCTCTCATCGCACTATCACTTTTACCTGATACCTCTGCGCTTAGTTCTCCATAAATATCTAAAGAAGATCGTACCGCAATAGGCTGAAAGGGACTTACCGAAAAAGAGAGACCCTTGATATATCCGCTACTAAATTCAATTCCGCCCAAACTGCCCTGCAACGGTTCGCCTGTCCATTCTACAGCAGTTAGAGGATTAAGAAAAGGGTGAAGTGCCCCCGTCAAATAATGAGTAAACTCTAATGTCCCCTTCAGAGGAGCAGTAGGAGCATACCTTATAACACTACCTGTAATATTTTCGATAGGAGCAACAGAAGCTTCAACGCCTAAGGTAGCATCCTCGGCAAAAATGCTTTTGCCTTCAATTTCCAATAACGCTTTTTCATATTTTATGAATTTAGCCATTCTTAAGCTTTATGCTTTGCGCCATATACGGACCAAGTCCATTTAACATTAGTTGCCTTTAGGTCTGGAGTACCGCTTGCTGTTTGAAAAGTCAGGACAAAGCTCCCCGTCGCCTTAGAACTTGCTTCGCCCCACATGACTTGACTATTGCCACCATCAAATCCACTAGCCATCACCGTGTAAGTGCTCGCATCGCCCGTAGCAGCCAAATTATTTACAAAAGCAACAGTAACTATATTTGTACTCCCACCCATAGTCAGACTCGCAACATTATATTGGCCAGATCCGTCAATAGCGTTAGCAGGACCTGCTGCCCCATTACCCACCGCCGTACCAAATGCAGCTGGAGTGTTACTCGCATTAACACCACCTTTTGCGTTACCTGCGGTAGCCCCGTTTATATAAACAGTATTGGTTTCTAGAGTACTATAAAAAACGTTATTATCAGGAGCGGTGATAGCTGTTCCCCCTAACGTCGTAATTCCAAAATATTCTACAGAAGTATCTTCAAAAGAACCAGCAAGCCAATTAAATTGATTAGCAGAAGCATAACCAATTGCCGCTGTATCATTATTAGCAGCGTTAGCTACCAATGCCATCCGCACGCCGCTCGCGCTGCTTGAGGCAATATAAGCTGCAGTTGTCTTAGTCGCTCTCGTATCACTGCTTTTATCATGCAAATTACCAATAGCTAAAGGATAAAGAAAATCTGGGGTAGTAGAGTCTTGCCAACTAGACCCTATGTTGATATACCCTGTGCCTTTGCTAACAACAATACCTTTGGCTTGATTCGGGCTATTATTAGTGTCCTTGATTTGCAAGTAGGTACCTGCTGCCGCCTCATTAATGAAAAAACAATCTGATAACTGAAAGCTTGAGTTTCCGCTCGTAGCATTGATTTTGACCATAGTGCCCGTACCTTCTACATGCAGGTTAGTATCCGGACTTTCAATTCCGATCCCTACTCGTCGAGTAGCTCCGTTTGCAAGCACTACTAAAGGAGATTTATAAGTGCCTCCGTTATCATAATAAAAATAAGTCTTTCGGCTGGAACTTGAGACATTTCTCATTATGTGCATAGCACTAGAAGATATGATTCCGGGCCCATTAGTACCATCAGAATAAAGATAGACACTATAAGGACCTATAACAGGACCCGAACTATGCGTGCCTCCCATAAGACGAAAACTAGGGGTACTGCCAGCCGTCGCATCACCCACCGTCAACATGGAAGAGGGGGCACTATTAGATATCCCCGTTTTACCATCCATTAAAATGGTCAAACGATGAGCCGTCTGAGTTTGATCGTATATTGTAAAAGCATTATTGAGCCCACCATGAGTACCATAAATCTTAAACCGTTGAACATCGTTACGAAACTCCATATAAGGATAACTATCGCTAGCGGTAGCATATAGCCTTAGGAGGGCTTGTGAGGCACTCGTAGGGGAAACTGTTGTCTTGATATCCAATTTAGAAGCAGGGCTTGTATTGCCTATGCCCACATTACCACCGTCCTCAAGCGTAATACCTATATCTCCATCACCATCACCTAAAGATAAATTTCCTCCTGCAGCGCCTCCCATAAACACAGGGGCCTTATGAAGAGTATTTGTTTGAATCTTCATAATCTGATTGCTGTTGCTCGCATCTGCTATAAAAAGCAAATCATCCACCGCAGGTGCGGCGCTCATCTCACTATAACTGCCAATTTGTCCCATATTAAAGTTCCTTATTTAAAAAGTCTACGAATTCTAGATTTACACTTAACACACCATCAATGGATGTATTTATGTTTTCCGATATCAGCTGTCCCGTCACGCTTCTGAAATTATATAATGTACGGCGTCCATTATCTAACAAATCTTCAGGAACATGGTCTTTCAGCGCATCTCCTACATTGTCCTTGAGTGGCTGAATCCCATTTGTGCTTTTATTAATTTTTAATTGTATTGTTTCATAATGACCACTTCGTATCGTATCCATAATATTGGCCGTTTCGAAATCGTCAACTTCTACTGTAAAATTTGTTCTTACTTCTATAGGGTAATTTGTAAGCACCTCAGTTGGCACAAAGCCAGCGCCTCCTGTTAAGTCTGATGCCGTTTTCTGGGAAAGATCATAAACAGGGTCTCTTTGAACTGTGTAGCTTTGTGCCGCCTGTACCACCCTGTTTGTTCCAGACTGATTTAAGCCACATTCAATAGACCCCTGATTAGCAAATGCAAAATATTTTTTTTGAAAATCAACATCAGAATTAGGCGCTTGACCAGAACAATCTAAATCCCCTTCCCTAATACCGCTCCCAAACCGCCCAAAACTAACAAAAGAACAATCTACTGTAGGCACATCTCCAATAGCGCAGTTCACACTATAGTCGGTCAAATAGCCCGTATTAAAACCTAACACCTTCTCTCCTCCTCCATCTAACTCAGTGTCATATATTAAAGTGCCTGAAAGTGGGGACTCTCCCGTAAATCTTAAAATAGGGTCATCATACAAAATATCTCTAGCAAAAGACATGGTTCCCTGCAGTGGACCAGCATAAATGTTTCGCACAAACCCGACCCCTAAGGCATCTACCCTTTGTTCGGGAACGCTGTAACCTGCACTAATATCACGAATACCAGACAATCCCGTACCGTTTACAAAAAATTGTTGTTCATAGCTTGGTACTGCGTTTTTTGCCATTACCTTCTCCTACCTCCGGGACTCAAGCTGCCACCGACTCGTTGCTCCTCAACAATAACGCGCTTGACCGCATCTGCTATTCTTTTAGACAATTCCTTGGAGCTACTACCGTTATCCGAGCTTATATCTTGTCCGCCTTGCTGAGGTCCTGCGTTTTTATCTGTTTCACTATTTGACCCAGTGGAAACATTAATACTAATGTTGTTTGTATTAGAGGATGGCGCTGAAAGGCCCCGCACAGCGCCTCCTGCTTGGTAGCCGCTTCCTAGGCCGTATCTCTGAACCACTCCTCCGTATTGCCTCTTAGGAGGTTTAGGAGCATCGAAACCAATTGGCTCCTTGGTAGAAAAATCCCTTGGGCCCGTCCATGCTTTATCCTTTTTAAACCAACCTTTTTCAGAGGCTGCATCCATTCCCTTAAACACGGCTGCACTGGCCATCATAGTAGCAAAGCTGGTCCATAGCGCTCTCTTTTCTGCTTTTTTAGCTTTGCGCTTTTCCTCTTTGGCTCTCATGCTCTCCAATAATTCGTCCAACTCTGGACTACCAGTGGCATAATAAAGGCCACTCATTCTACTACTCAAAGGATCTTCATTTAAAGCCATGCGTCCCCCAAAGCGAGGGGCTGCCCCAAAATTAATCTTATCTAAAGCAGCTGGCCCTCCCATTGCTGCTACTGCGTTTCTATTCAACACATATTCGTGAGGTTCCGCCATGATAGGAATCTTGTCTCCGCTTCCTGAACCGGGAACAGATAAGCCTCCTTGAGCATGAATAAAACCTCCATTTCGAAAAGCAGGCTCCTTTTTCCCCCCACCCGGAATAGACCCCACAATATTGGTAGCAATCCTCTGTAAAAATGCGCCACGAACCATCTTCAAAACATCAACTGCCATAGCTCTCATAGCATCACCAATACTCTGGGCTCCATCTAGCCCAGCCTCCATTGCGCTAACCAACCCATCTCTGAGTTTGACCGGCAGCTGTTCGCCCAATAAATTAAATATTGTTTCTCCCTCTTCGCGTACTGTGCCCATCCCTGTAGCCCAACCTGCACTAAACTGTGTGTCCAAAAACGCCTGTTGTTTTTTCAGGAGGTCCGTGGTTGAAACCAATAGTTCTTGTCTTCTTTCTTCTTCTTTATTTATATCTTCTACCGAATTTAGTTGTATCAACAAGCCTTTTGCAGCTTCTTTAATGGAAACATTCTTGCTCTTTTCTAAACTCTCTAGTGCGCTTCTTGCATCCTTAATTTCCTGAAGTACAATTGTTTTACTTTCAGCTTTGCCGCCCTTTTGGCCGCTACCCGTCCCAAAGTCGACATCAAGTCCCATGAAATTTCTGATGCCACCTTTTTTGGCGCCACCTGTTCCGGGTATTACCGTGGCTCTTGCTCCACCAGTGGTGGTATCAGTCATCGGATCTAATCCGATACCTACTGGACCAACAGAACCACGATAATTGGCGGTACTCCACTTAATCTTATCTAGAGTAGCGGCATCTTTTCTCATTTGATTGGGATCTTTGCCTTGAGAGATCCATAGGCTGTTTTGTCCTTCGTCTTTTAATGTTTTAGTATTAGTTTCTAATGCTTTGACCAGCTTTTGCTGCTGGGTGATCATTTGCTGTGTTATACTCGTTTCTATTTTTATGGCGCTTATTAATTCAATCTTTTTCTCTACATCTTTTTTCGTCTCATTCAATAAATCGTCTCGCATCTTTAAGTCTAGAGCGTCGGATTTAGCTTTTTCCTCGATCTGTTGACGCGCAACGCCTTGATTAATGGCCCTAATAGCTCCCTCTAGTTGTGACTGCCTGTCGATTTTCTCTACACCCGTCATTCCCTGAAAAGTGCGAGAGTTAGCAAGTTGAAACTGCAAGCCAGCAGTAGCCACATCGGCGCCTGTACGCAACTGAGCCATCCGAAGATCAGAGCCGCCTTGAATTTTTTTCTGCTGAAGGATTGCGTCTCGCTCCCTTTCAATGTTACGTGCTTTTATTTCTTCAATCTTAAATTTTATTCTATTTAGGCGTTCTTCTTTATCTACAACAGCCGAGGCCTTGTCCCATGTTATTCTTAATTCGCTAGCAACCTTTTGAATTTGCGCATGTTCCACCTTACCCCCAGCCTTTTGGCCTGCTTTGCCCTCTAGCATCTCAAGTCCCGTGTCGATATCTCCAGACATAAAAGTATTTAAAACTTCGGAAAGCTCAACAAAACCTTCCGCCCCTTTGTTAACGCGCGTCTCCATGGCCCCTCTTATTTTAGACAAGTTAGCTTGATTAAACTTAGCAGCCGCTGTGCTTCTTTTTTGCTCAATAACGGTTTCTCCCGCACTGCGCCGCATACCAGCCGCTTCAGTAGGAGACAGTGCTCCCGACAACAAAGAAAGGCGCCCTCCCAAAATGGCAGCTCGCTCTGCAATATTAGTATCAATTTCCGTAGTAAGAACAGAGATATCTTCAATCATCTTCAAGTAGGGGTTCATGAATCCACTCATCGTTTGAAGAAATTCTGTTTGGATTTTTGCAGCATTATCAATGATGGTTGTTTTGCCACTCTCTGCAAAAGCATGTTTCCGAAGCTCTTGCAACGACTGTATGATTCCTTTTGTACCTCTTGTCGTATCTCCCACAGAAAGTTTTACGCTCATATTGTCCAAAGCGCCTACAAAATCTCCAAACGCCTCTAATTCTGCTCCTGTTAAAGACTTTAAACCCTCTCCCCCTAACTCTTGAAAGTCTTTTATCATGGTGCTTTCAAATGTAAGGGGGCTTTTTAAGTTGCTGGCCATTTTATCTTGGAGCTTTTTTACCTCTTCTTCGTCTAAACCGCCCAATAGTAATTTTAAAAAATCTTTATTAGCTGAAGCAAATTTTTGAGGATCAAATACATCCATCTTTTTTGTAAATGTTTCCAAGTCAATATCCCCCTCAGCACTTTCACGCCAGTCCTGCCATGTTACCTCCTTATTGTCGAAAAATTTACCTTTTCCTGTTTTTACTGATTCGGCGGATACAGCTGCCATGCGGACTTTTCTTTCGCTAGATACGGCATCAGCAAAAGCTTCTAATTTTTTTGTCATTTCTCCAACATTGGTTCCCGCCTCCAAAAAATCTTTTTCTAGATCAGTCCCGGCCAATGCATCTAATGCGGCCTTGGCGTCTTTTGTCGCGCTTGCCAAGTCTTTTTCATTAGTAGCTAACGAAATATCCTTCATTGCTTGTACATAGGACTCTCCCGCAGTTCCGGTTTTCGCTATCGTTGATTCAAACTCTTGCATCTCTTTAGACATGCTCTCTAAAGACTGAGCGCTCATAATCGCCGCGGTAGCTAACCCACCTATACCTCCGACGGCTGCGCCAATTGCTGTCCCCGGTCCCGGGGCAATCATCGAACCTATACCCGCACCAGTCCCTAAACCGGTCAAAGCTCCGCCAGTTAAGCTTCCTGCTCGCCCTCCTATTGCTTGTTCCGCCATACCTCCGATCATAGGAGCGCCCATCATAAGAGCCATACCGCCCATACCGCCCATACGGCCGCCCGCTCCTTTGGCTAAATGCTTCTTGTAGTCAGCAACACCTGCTTTGGTGCGAGGGAATCCAAGATCCGCCATAGCCTTGGTGCTGACGCCTTTAAAAGGGGAGACAGCAAAGTTTGGTACATCCTTTAATCCTCTTGGTTCATCTATTTTATTAGTAACAGCTAGCCCTGCTGGGTTCCGTGGGCTGTGGAATCGTGGAGAGGTATTAATGCGAATAGCCGCCGAAGGGACTCCTGCCGCTTTTTCTCTGCCAATAGCCGCTCCAAGCCCCCCTCCTGCAAAATTAGGAATATAACCACTAGCAAACGTGGGCAATCCACGTTGAGCAAGCGTTTCCCCCATTGGAGTCTTCAGATTTATACCGTCTAAAGCGCTCTTGCCGCCTCTTATGTTGCCCATTATCTTCACAGCCGACTTAACTGCTGGAATGCCGAATTCCTTCATTGCTCCCGGAACGGCCGCCGCGAGGGGCAAACCAGCCGCCGCCCCAGTCGCATAGTGTCGGGCCAACCAATTCACCGCTTGCGCAATTTTATTTTGACCTAATTTAGCTAATAGGGTGTAACGCGCTTGCTGTAATTTATCGATCATGCTTTTGCCAACCTTCGCGCCCCTCCCTAGAAGACCAGCACTACCCATTTCTTTTTTGGTCAACATAGCTTTAGTCATAAACGGCGTCAAGTTGACTGGAAGCCCCCTCCCTGCAAAATTAGGCACATAACCCCTAGAGGCTCCGCGCTTACCCTTTGCGCGAGGTGGCGCTAACAATCCGCGGCTCTGTAAATGCGCTTCAATTTTAGGAGCTGTCAAAGAATCCCCAAAAGCCTTAGGGATTAAGGAGGCAATATTAGGGGCCGAATCCTGCCTTTTCGCATCTGCCCTTGTTACATGTTTACCCTTGAAGGCAAATTTCCTCAAACGAGAAGCCATTTTTCCTGTTTCTTCAAAGTCAAAGCGAGCCCCTTCGTCTGAGTCGAACTTGCTTGACTGACCAGATGCTACTTTAAGGGCGGATTCCAATATTGCGCCTTCGGCGCTAGTAGAAAAAACCTGACCGCGCTTTTGTGTTAAACCTTCAAGAAATGCCTTTCCGTCATTCTTCAGCATCTTACCAAACATTGACTTAGCATATTTCCCTAAAGCTGGAACCATATTTTGGTTTAATGTCTCAGAAAAGTCTTTTGCAAGCGCTTCTTTATCTCCGCCTTTACTTAGTTTGTTTAACCCCTTCACCGGAATGCGTGATAAACTAATAGGCATTGTTGGATTTTGTCTGGCGAATTGAGCTAAACGAGGGCTTTTAATGCTCTTTGCTTTTTCGCCAGCTATCATTTTACCCAGCGTGGTACTCGTGCTTTGCATGTTGGCTCTATTCTGAATTCCAACGATAGCTCCTACACCTAAACTTTTTGGCCCAGAAGCCCTAAGAAAGATTCCCCCTTTAGCGTTAGCCTTATCTCTAGCCACCGCGGCTTTGGTAGTCATCTTATTAACTCGCTCTGCTCCGGTTTTTCCGTACTTACTTCCTACGTTTGTTTTTTGTATATCATGCGCACTAATAGTCCCACCTTGGACACCCCTCATCAAACCTGTCATCGTCGACCCACTTTGCTGCAAATACTGGGCCGGAGTCGTCATCGCAAAATTGGGCACATAACCTTGAGCAGCTGTAATCTTTTTGGCTCCTTGCGGCAAACCACCATTAGCTTGCACCATCGCCGGATTAAATATAGCTGAGCCACCGCCCCTAAAATTAGGAACAATGTGCTCGCCCGTATTAGCAACCATGGAGCCCTGTCGCCCTCCTCCAAATGCAAAATTAGGAATATGCACTGGGCGAGCTGACGAACTCACCCCTCCTGTCCCCCGACGAATATCATGCATTTCGCCTGCTACACCGGGAATATAACCAGAAGCCCCTCTTCCGAATGCCCCACGACCCTTTGGCACAATTGCACCCATCTTATTGGTGGTCATCCCTGCGGCGGCTAAATTACGAGCAATGGCAGCCGTGGTAACAGCTTGCGCTGCAAACGCCGTTTCTGCTTTTTGAGCCGCTCCCAGTAAAATGCCTGCTTGTACTGCTGCATTTCCTTCCGCAGTAGCAATCTTCTGAACAAGGCCCGCATCCGTAGAAAGCATGGCGCTAATAGTAGCCTCAAGCTTAGCTCGTTTTTGGGTTTCATTGGTAATGCCGACAAGAGTCGGCAGTGCTTTGGTGATATAGCTAAGAGTTTTAAATACTGTAATCCCAATCACAGAAATAGCTGAGACCATCCCGGGACCCGCTATAATATTACGTAATCCTTTCAGAAATCCGTTCGCAAAATCAGACCCTACACCTTCCCCGTCAAGCAGATTATTAATACCTTCCGTAAGAGCCTTGAAAGGCCCTAAAATAGCTCGAGCAATAGGCTCAAAGGTTATTTTACCAACGTTTTCTTGGAGTCTCGTAAGCTCTGTTCCTGTTTGAGAAATTAAAGCGCTCAGAGTCCGGTTTAACCTCTGGTTTGCCATGTCGGCCTGATCGGTAGCTCCAACCGAGACTTCGAGGGCTCGATTGTAAACCTGATAGTCACTATTTAAATCCTTAACGAGAGCAGAAAGAATATTCGCTTGGAAAACACCTGCTACCTGCTCTCGCAAATAAGCCTTGCTTGAATCCTCTAAAGTTTGATATGTGCCTGCAAAAGACTTTAAAATACGCATCGCAGGTAACGTGTTTCCCTCGATATCCCTAACAGCAATATTATAAGACTCTAAAGCTTTCAAGGTATCTTGGCGCTGCAAACGCGTAAAAATCGTTTTCATAGCATTACCTATAACAGCCCCTCCTCGTCCTGTTTGTTGCTGAACAGCGGCAACCGTCGCATTCAGCTCGTCAAACCCTACCTTCGCATCTACCGCAGAAGAACCAACTCGCCCCAGCGCCTCCATTAAATCACGAGCCGAAACAGCAAACTTTGTTTCCACGGCTACAAATTTATTTACAGCGCTTGTTGTGGTGATCGCGCTTTTCTGGAAAGCGTTCACTGTGGCCGTCAAGGAAGTAACGGCTTTTTCGGCATTCACTCCCGTCAACCTGACCAATGTTAAAGCATCAGCAGTTCTCTTCAAAACTTCTTCTGTCTTTAAACCTTGTCGGCCAAATTCTAAAGCAGCTTTTGCTACGTCCTCAAATGCCGTGGCTGTCTTTTTGCCTATACCAAATAATTCGTCAGCAAAGCGAGAAAACTCTTTGTTGCTGATTCCTAAAATTCGATTAATATCTGCAAATTGCTTTTGAACAGTGATCGTTGTTGTGGCAAGCTCTTTAAAAGCTTTAGAAATACCACCAATAACAGCTGTAGAAGCGCCGAAAGCAATGACACGGGCATTGGAAGCTGCTAATGCAGATTCAAATTTATCTAAATCTCCCGTTATCCGCCCCAACGGCTGACGGAACCCTTTTTCATTGACCTTAAGATTAAGTTTGCTTTTGCCTGCTTTAGACCTATTAAAAGTATCTACGCCTTTTTGGATAGAGGCTTGAAGCCTTTTGTCATTAATGATGGCATCGAGTTTGATCATAGTGCGCTATTTAGTAAAATATACACTTTTTTCAAATGTTTGTTCACCCTATGTCATCGTTTCCATTAAATCGTTCATATCCATTTTTCCTCCTTTTGCCTTTAACATGGAACTAAGTGATCGCCCTTGTGGATTTTGCTGTTCCCCTAAATACTCGTAATCTTCTTTTGTTGCTCCCATGACGGTCGAAGCCCCATCTTTATCTAAATTGCTTAGGGCGTCTTTTGCTTTATCTTGTGAGTTTACATAATCAATAATCTTTGCAGGATCTTTCCTAATAGCTTCTGGGATTTTTGGGTGAGTTTCGAAAATATTTTTAAACATACGAGTAAACACAATCAACTTGACTTGAAGGGAAGAAAGATCAAATAGAGGTTTGTTATAAAAGTTCATTACGCTATCAGCAAAAGGAAAATAAGCCGCATAAAAATCCTCCAAAGTTAATCTTTGTACGTTATCATCATCAACTTGAGCAACTTTTTGATTATACTGCCCAACAAGATGTGCCATTTCAGATTGAGTGATCTCGTCTATAGCTATCTGATCCAAAAGAGGGTCAAGAAGCAACTCATCTTTAAAAAAAGATTTTAAAATATAAAAATCACTAACTCGGTTACGCGCATATTTTTCACAAGTGTGTCCTATAAGCTCCTCTTTTTTGGCTTCTAGCTCCACCAATTTTATTTTGGCCTCTTCCAGTTGAACCTCGTTCTTATCGAGATCACTTTTGAGATATAGTTGTTCCCGGGTTTTAGTTACGCCTTCAAGATAGGCTTTCTGCTCATCTACAATTCTTTGATCTTCATCAACCCATAACTCTTCTTCCTTGAGTCTTTCTAGGGCTTCCTCCCTAGTAGGCAAACCTTTCTTTTTGGCTCTGTCAAAATAAGATTGATCTATTTCCTCTAAATCTACCTGATCTAAAGTAGACAAGTGTTTAATGTAAACAGCTTGACCCTTCCAGATACCTTGGGAAAAACCTTGAACAATATCCCTAAATATATACCTAAGATTTATCTTCTTCGGTGGGCTCATCTACAGGGTCATAAGTAAGATCCTCTACGATCTTTTGAAAGTCTTCTTTTGTAGGATTGCCACTAAAGTACCAGTAGCTCATTAGCGCTGTAATTTTGGATTGAACCAACATAAAAAGCTCGTCCTCCTCTTCGTCTTTTTTATAAAAAACATCAACTCGATCCTCTAGTGTTTTTCCGGGGAAGAGAGATGTGACCTTTTCCTCCTCAGGCTCCTTGTAATATACTAAATTCAAAAGATACCATAGTATTACTCTATTCTGGGCCTTAACATCAGCTGTATGGTTAAAAAGACTTTGATAAGAAGACTCTAATTCCACAATGTCCCGACGAACAAGCGCCATTTGCCCGTAGATTTTTTTAGACTTTTCACTCAGCGCTCCACTTTTTTTTCCACTTGTTTGCACGCCTCTTTTTGCCGCTTGGGTTTCCAAGTCTGAAAGAGAGCCGTATAGATCCACCAAACGTTCCGCATCTTTTTCTGTCAAAATGCCTCCTGTATCGGAATATTTTTTAGCCAACATAGCTTTGGTTAAAACTCCCTTTTTGACACAACGGCTAATTTCAATGGAATATTCCATATCGGCATCTTCAAGTTGGCGCCTAGTAGGCTCTTTCAGGACTATCTCATAAGGCATTTTTTTCGTGACCTTTTTGGAGATTTCTATCTCTTCCTCTTTGCCTGCCTTGTTTTTTCGCTTTTCTTTGGTCTTTTCTTGGACCTCTTTGGTCATTTCGACTGTAAAACTATAAATAGACTTCATATCTTATAAATTATGCTTTTAAAATAAGTTTTTTCTAAAAAAAAATTAAAAAGTGTATATAAATAGTATGGCAAGCCTTTTAACAGATGCAGAAAAAACAAC